TTGGCATGTTGGTTGTATCTAGATTTGTCCACGTCGAATTTACACCATTTACTGACTGTGTAACACTCTGAGCTGGAGGAACCAAGCTACTTGCATCTGTACTAATGTTATTACCTGTTACGGTATATTGCCACCCAGTCTGATAATCAACAACATTTATGGTTTCTGTGACCGTAGAAGTAGTCTCTGTATGGCTTGTAAGACTACCAGTCTGAAAGTTGGGAACGACTGGTACGGCTTCTACAGACGCACTCAGTGAGCTTAACACGACCACAGGTATCACACTTTTCAGGATCTTTATCATCTTGATTTTCTTTGATTGCAAAAGCATGATCCTTTAACTTCATTTGATACTGATCTCACTTACAAACTGTCCTGTGGCTACTGTACCTGCCCCTCCACCTGTTAGTGTAATTGTTGAACTTGAATCAATTGTGCCTGCTAATGTGCCTGCAGTTCCTGCTGCAGTTGATGTTTGATTAGAAAAAGCACTAACAGCACCTGTAGATGGAGCAGAAGTTACCAAGGCATCACCTTGGGTAAAACTTTGAGTGAAGCTGAAACTTTCACCTGCTGTGGCCTGAACTGCTGAGAGTGTAGGTATTGAACCTACTCCTGATGTAACTGTTAAAGAACCAATTGAGTTTGTAGCTGATCCACCTTCAGGTGTATACTGAGTTGTTACGTTGTTTCCAGAAACACTATATGTATTACCTAAACGC